TCTCGCTCGGTGGAGCTGGGCATCCCGGAGATGGTCCGCGGCGTCACACCACATGAACGCCGGCGAGAACCCGCTTGAGCCTGCAACTTGAAAGTCATTTGGATTGTTTGCGCTTGCGCGCGGCGAACGCCGCAGCCAAGGCTGGCAGCTTGTTGGTTGCGCGCTCTTTGCCAACCTCATGGAAGAGCTTGATGGCTTGCTTGAGTTTGGCCTTGATCTCCGGCGTGTCGCTCGGATGGGCCGTCAGGTCGTACATATCTCGGGGCTTAGTCATAAATGGTTACTCTCCATAGCCCGATTTGCGCGATGCTGTAGCCGAGCCAGATCAGACCGTGCCAGTAGCGGTGCTGGATGAGGCCGAGGTCGATGGCGACCGTGAAATAGATCAATCCGACCAAGGCGATGAGAAAACCGGATGTCATCGGCGCGCTTTGGCGGTCTTGGCGGATGCGCGGAATGCTTTGGCAGTAGGCGCGCCGGCAGAACCGGGCTTGCGCATCTTCTCACCGCTTCCGGCGGCGATGCGGGCCTTTTTGGCGTGAATGTTGGCGTAAAGTCCTGCGGGTTTTTTCATAATTATTCTTCTTCGTTGTTTCCGTAGCGGATGGCCCAGGCGAACATGCCTCCGTAGGCTGCCAGGGCGCCAAGCACTACGCCCAAGGCAAGGCCGATGAGGATGTAGCCGGCAGCGGTCATTCGTGGACGCGCCTCCATTTATCCTTCCACATCGACCTCGCCATCGTGGCGGACCTCTCGGCAACTGCTTCTTCGCTCATGTCAGGGCAGACATGGTGCAGCAGCTCATGCAGAACCGTGTCCAGCTCGTCCGCGCCGGATTGACGCGGATCGATATAGACTTTGCCGTCGCCCATGGTCATGCCGTCCGCTTTTTCGCGGCCGAGTTTCTTTCGGACGATGGCTATGGTTCTGCGTGGGGGCATTAGGCGGCTTTCTTGAGCCGGAGGTTGGCGTAGTGGAGTGCGAGGCGGGCCTTGAAGTTTTCCCACAGGGGTTCTGCGGAAAAGATCCACGACACCTCGAAGTCATCCGGCGACTCCTTGCCGATGCGGACGATGCCGCGGCGCTGGACCTTCATGTCCGGGCGGTTCTCGTTCCAGAGTTGCTCGTAGCCGGCCAACTGGATCTTGTGCGCGCCGACAATGGCTTTGGATGTCTTCCAGTCGAGGAGGACGATCTTGCCGTCACGGTCGCGGCTGGGTGCGTCGATGGTGCCGCCGAAGAGATACTCCTCGGAGACAAGCTGCACCTCCGGCTCAATAACGGTGAGACCTTCGTCATCCCACCAGCGCTTGAAGTTGTTGAAGGCGATGGTGGCCTTCTCAACATCCGCGGGGCTGAACTCAGAGAGGTCGGCAACGTGACCGTGCAGGAAGCACTCAATGAGGAAGTGGGCGATGGTGCCGATATCGGCGGCTTTATCGCGCACCTTCCGGTAGTCTTGGCCATCCATGCCGAGTTTCCACGCCCAGTGGATGAGACCGCTGCTGTCCTCGCCGATCTTGGCGATGGTTGAGGCGCCCGGAACATCGGTGCCGTCTTTCAGCGGATACTTCTGGTGGGCGCGGGTCTTCTCGAGGCGTACGATTTTGCGGCCGTCCTCCGTGAAGCGATCCGGCGCCGCGGGCTTGGCGGCGCGTGCCGCCTTGCCCTTGGTGCTGGGTTTGCGTGTGGTGCTTTTGGCTGGCATGAGGGTTACCAGGTGATCTCTTCGTCGTCGGTGCCGGTCTTGCGAGCGGCGGGCTTGGCTTCCTCCGTGTCAAAAGGCGAGATGTCGCCAGCCGACTTGTATTCGACAAGCTCCTCAACGCGCACGAAGCACGGCTGCAGGGTGACGCCTACGCCGAGTGTTGGCGTGTTCCAAAAATACAACTCAAATGCCACTCGGGCCTTTGAGCCGTTGCTGATGCGCTGCGTGATTTCTTGGCCGTTTTTGTCGGTGACACTGGGTCTGCGGTCCCATGGCCCCTTCTTTGTTTGAATGACGGCTTTTCTGCGAAATCTGAACTTCACGTCGCCGTCATTTTCTTCCCAAGGAAGGTCATAGCGTTTGAGCTTGGATTTGCCGGTCTCCTCTAGCTGTGCCGCATAGAATGCATCGTACTTTTCAGCAATAGCGTCAATGACTGGCTGGGCGTCGGCTGACGACATAATCAAGTCGAGCTTGTATTGACCTTCCTCCTTGTACTTCGTGTCTGGCGTTATCAAGTGTGCCCACTCAACGGTGCCGACAGGTGTTTTGATTGTGTCTGGTTTATTTTGTTTTTTCATTTGGTTGTTTGTGTTGGGACTAGAAAATCGGAGCGGCGAAGGATGGTGAGGAAGTCCTGCGCGCGGAGCGTGATGAACCACTCCTCGCCGTTGCGCTTGTGGGCAACGACTGGGAAGAGCTTGGCCTTGGCGTCGCGGATGGCTTGGGCCATCCAGTCGCGGATCTTCACGACCTGGCAGAACTTCACCTCAAAGTGGATGTCTGGCAGACATGGGCAAACCACATCCGGCGAGTCGCCGAGTCCGCTGAACTGCTGGCCGCGGCGGATACCGGAGTCGCCAAAGGCTTCGCGCAACTCGTCGCGCCACATGCGTTCTCCGCGGGCGCCTTTGGCTCGGCTATTCATTGATGGCCTCCCAAAGTTGTTTCGCCGGCGCGTAGACCGAGCCATCGCTGTCGCTGGTGCGGCCGACCGGGGCAGTGCCTTCAAAGCGCGTGAGCGAGGGACGCCATGTGAGGTTGAGCGTGCCGGTGCGGCCGGCGCGGTGCTTGGCAACGATCAATTCGGCATCTTGCGGGTCGGGTTCTTGGTCTTGCACAGCGTAGTAGCAAGGGCGGTGAACCAAACACACGATGTCGGCGTCCTGCTCGATGCTGCCGGACTCGCGGAGATCGGAGAGCTTGGGGCGGTTGTCGCTGCGGTTTTCCGCTTGGCGGTTGACCTGGGCGGCGGCGACGACTGGAATGCCCAGCTCCATGCTCATGGCTTTCAACCCGCGGCTGACGAAGCCGACTTCGTTTTCGCGGCTTTGGGCGCCGGAGTGACTGACGAGCTGCAGGTAATCGACGAAGATGCACTTCACGCCCCAGCGGCGGACGGCGAGGCGGGCGCGGCCGCGGATGTCCAAGAGGGTGAGGCCGCCGCGGTCATCAACGTACAGCGGTTCGCTGGCAAACTGCGTGGCGGCATCCATGATCCGGTGCTTCATGGAAGCGGTAAGGAAGCCGTTGCGGATGATCTCGGTATTAGTCTCGGCGCGGCTCAAGACAACGCGCGCAGCCAGCTCGTTGGCGGGCATCTCAAGGCTGAAGTAGACAACCGGCACGCCGCGGCGACTCATGTTGTCGGCCATGTTGAGCATGAGTGCCGATTTGCCCATGGCGGGGCGACCGGCGACAATCGTGAGCTGTCCTCCGCGAAGACCGCCGGTGACTTGGTCGAGGTCGCGGATGCCGGTCTGTAGGCCGAGCTTTTTGCCGCCGGCCATGAGGCTCTCCAGCTCGTCGAGGAGGCCCGGGACAATTGCGCTCGGTGCGCGCATGGAGTCGGTGGCGGTGGTTAGGGAAAGGCTGAGGACGCTCTCGCCGGCCTGCTGAAGGACGCTGTCGGCGTCCGCGGCCATGTCCTGGGCGGCGGCTTGCATGGCGACCGAGGCGTCGATGATGCGGCGGCGGGCGTGGAGGTCGCGCAATGTCTGCGCGTGGTATTCGACTGCGGCGGGGCCACCCGCGGAGTTGCCGAGCATCTCAGTGAGGGCGCCGGCGCCGCCGACCGAGTTGAGCTTGTGCGCGGCATCGATGCGCTGAGTCACGGCGATGACGTTGGGTGTGCCGCCGGAGGCGCGGACTTCGGTGATGGTCTCAAAGACCAGCCGGTGCGCCGGCGTGAAGAACAGGTCAGGGTGGAGGCCGCTCACCTCATCGATGAGATTCGGCTCGGCCATGAGGCTGCCGAGCACGGCGCACTCGGTGGCGGGCGATTGGGGAACAGTGCGTTTCATTTAGGCGTGTCCTCCGTCGCTGTCATCGCTAAACATTATGACAATCAGAACCAGCGTCCCGATCAGCAGGCTGAAGAGTGTGAGTTCGCTGACGCTCATTTTCTTTTTTCCTCCGGGCGAGCTGCGCGCGGCGACGTTCCCAGCGGTCGCAGGCTGCGTCGACTAAGCGAAATGATTCTTCTAACCATGGCGTGATGTGGTGTTCGGGTGGCGGTGGTGGTTGGTGCTCAGTGGCCATGACGTTTTACGGCTTTCTGTCGTGGCGTGATCTGTTGGCACATGTTGGCAAAAGTAGGCACAGAAGACAAGGATTTTTTGGATGTTTTTGGCGAAAAAATGCGGTCGTAATTGGCCCGGTATTTTGGGCCATTTACCGGCCGCGGGGTATCGCCTTTGCCAGCGCTCATAGCGGCTGATCTGCCATGAGCAGGGCTTCGTGTTTTTCGTTGGAAACTTCTTCGGACAATGCAGCGCAGCGCATAAGCGCGCGCTTGAGCCGGTTGGCGCGCTTGATCAGCTCGCGGTTCTCGGCCTGCAAATCTTTGATCTCCGCAGCGAGGCGCCGGTCCTCATTGCGGTAAAACTCCAGCTCCGCAGAGGAGCTGAAGTTGTGACCGAAGCCGACCTCGCCGACCACCAAGTCAGGCACCATCATTTGGCCCTCCTTGTCTTGGAGCCGAAGAGCCAAGTATTGCGGCGGGACGCGCTGACCGTGGCCAGCCCGCGGCCCTCAAGGAAGCGGTCGCATGCGCGGTGGATTTGCAGATGATGCATGCGGGGGTAGCCCGGGACGCCTTCCTCGAGCCGGATCGGGCGGCCGTTCTTAGCGTGCATCTTTTTCCTCCTGGCTGATGGCAAGCTGTGCGACTAGTGCGCGCAGGACCATGATCGTGCTGATAGCCTCATCGGCGATCTGCTCAAGGTATTCCACGTTAACCTGAAGGTTGGTTGCTGCCTTCGGCGCCTTGCGGGCGCTCGCCGTCTTGGTGGTTTTCTTTGCGGGGTTCATAAATATTTAAGGAGTATTAAGGATGGGGTCGGACATTGGCGGTCCTACCCCTTTTTATTTTTCTAGCTCAGTTTCAGTTGTCGATTCCAGAGTATGAGGAAGTGTGACACCTTTGTGCTTTTTTAAGAGGTTCTCGATGTACTCGTCGCGGGACAAGTTGCCTCTGGCATCGTCGATTGCCTTGGCGGTTTCTTTATCAATTTCGATGGTTTGTTTCATTTGGTTTTGCGTTCAGTCCTTTTCCGCTCGGCCGCTAT